GGGTGACCACTACGATCAGCAGATTGGTTTCGACATTGCTTACTCCCGTGCAATGCAGTCAGCTTTTGCAAACGCAGAAGATGAGTCAATAGAACGCAGCATTAGTGAGAAGCAGTACAACAAGAGAATAGATATCGCTACTGGTCGTTTTGTCAATGCCATGTTTTCTGCAAGTAATGAAAAGAAGACAGGCGACCCTGAGCTTGACAAGCTTTACGAAGCCGGACGTTCTGCTGGTAAGGTTATTCGGGAGATGATGCTGGATGCCAAGAGGACCGGACAAGCAACCAAGGAAGAGGCGGTCACTAGCAGTACAAACCGAGACTGCGGTTATCCCGAGACCCAGACAGCCTCGTATGCCGAAGCCCGTCGCTATCAAGCCCAACACGCAACCGGAGCAATCGTCCCCGACGAGTTCAAGCGGCCAGAGCGTCCTACCTTCGAAAGCTCCTGCTGCCGAAACAACCCCAACCCAAAGCGAGTTGTCGAAGCCTACGTCGAAGTCATCCCAGTCCGAGAGTAAGTCTAAGCACAAAGGGTACGGTGACGGACCACCGTGCCCAAAGTGCGGAGACTTCACCTACGTATTCAGGAACAATAGGTGCTGGTGCCCTAGAAACTCCTGTGCTATAAGCGAGGAACAGACTGGAGTGTGGTTCGATGCATACGAACTCCTTGCCTCCCAGAATCAAGGACGGGACGGGTACGGTAGGGCAGTTGAGGGAATGGGCAGAGGCCCTGCCAAAGAAACAGCCCCTCATAAACTGGCTAAGACAAGTGTTCGACATGAACCAACCGACACTTCCTAGAAGTGGTTCTGGGATGGCGGACGGAACACTAAGGTTCAAAGACCTAAACTTGTTTGCTAGGGAGTGGGAATCAATAGGGAGTACAACTCCAATGCAATTCATTGACGGCCTAGAGCCAGAAGTGTATGGAACACCTGCGTATGTAGGACTTCATTCCATACTAGATTCACTAGGAAACTAACGTGCCAAGTCCAATAAGTACGCTGTCGCATATCGGTGACAGGGTTCTAGTAGATGCACAGTTGGTTTCAACAAAGCAAGTCGGCACAGAGGAAGGCTTGTTCTTCTACATGGTTAAGGTAAGAGGAACAAGTAAGCCTATCCCTGTTCTAGAAGAAGACCTATATGACTACGCAGAACCGGGCAGGATGCGTGACATAGACTACGACCAAGGGCCTAAGAACATAGGAACAAACATCAGGCGCTTCCGTCGTAGAATGGATATGACACAAAGAGAACTGTCTGGTATGATAGGTTTCTCGACTGGGACAATAGGAAACTGGGAACTCGGAATCAGTTACCCTCAGACCAAAGACATAGCAAAAGTGGCAGATGTTCTAGGCGTAACGGTTGACGATCTTCTTAGGGTTGACGATCTTCTTAGCGAGGAAGCAAAAGATGAACGATCTGGCACGTAACGCATCGTTGGCATATCTTTCGTTTGTAGCTATTACGACCGTAGTTGCACCGGTGTTCAACATCAAGCAGCGTAATGCTTGGTACAGGAAGATTGAAGAGGCCAAGAAGACACCGATGGGCTCCATTCTGGTTGGCGGAATGACAAACCCGTTTACCTGGCCCAAGATAGCATTCAACATGCTCTTCGGTGTTCTGTTCGTACTAGCTCTTATAGTAGTAGTGGCTAAGTAAAATGACGAAGGTAGATTTTCAGGTCGTCAAGGATATATCAGGAGGTACTGTAGTGTCAAAGCAGACAGACTCCACTTCCGGTGGGTGCTGCGGTTGCTTGGCGTTTCTTGTGCTATTGTTCATAGCAGCAATACTGTTCGGGGTCGGTTTCACTATCGGAAAGGGTCTTCTGTGAGCGAGGAATTCTCCCAGAACTGGGGAACGCATACCATCCCACAATTTCACCCGGACGAGAAGCAGAGGGTAAAGTCAAACAGCCTTTGGACATCCGGTAAGCCTCCGCTTACTAAGGACACTGGTTGGAAGTCTCGCAACGCAGCTAAGCAGGCCAGGAATAAGGACAATCGGGCTAAGGCTGCCGAAGAGAATCAGGCCCGTGCCAACGGAGACATGAAGTGGAAGAAGTAGATGACGCCAAAGCAGAAGGCCCAAAAGGCATCACGAAGAAACGTAACCAAGCGAGCCGCATCTTTTCGACGCGGAATTCGTCTGATGGCCCGGTTGAAGTTTAAGTACGAACGAGCAGGAATCGCAGCATCGGCAACATACCTAGCTTATCAGTCGATGTTGGAACGGGCTCAGAAGGCTAAGGACGCACTAGACCCAAGGACGGAAGCTAATGGCATTCAAGAAGAAGGTTCAACAGGAGACAACAAAAGCAACGTCCTGGGCGGGCCAGTGGAACCTGATATCCAGCCAAGCCAAGCGTGATGGGTTCTATTTGGTCTTCCTAGATGAAGGAGAAACTGCTTGGGGAGATAACTGCCTAGGCGACAACAAGAACCTTCGTCTACTAGCATCTAGATTGAAGAAGAAAGAGGCAACACAGTGAAGTCTTTCAAGGCTCTATTCTCAACTCAGCAAGTTCCGGCCCTTGACCACGCCTTCTGCGGAACGTGCGGTGCCAAGATGATTCCAATGGAAAGCCGACAGGTAATGGGCTACAGCCGCGCTGACGGAGCCCCAATCGAGAACGTATCCCGTTGGATTCAGTGCGAGAAGTTCGAAAAGGGTAGTTCCCTACAGGGAAATCACGACATCGGCCAGCAGGCAGCCATCTAATGCCAGCCCGCACTATCATGTACCAGATCGGTGCCAAGTGTAAGAAGTGCGGTGACACGGTATTCTCCAACAATAGCGCTGACGTTGAGCAGTGTGACTGTGAGAGCGTCACGGTGGTTGTCCAGAGAGGAATGAACACTACCGCTGCCGACGTTGACATCCAGGGAGAGGAATACGAAGTAGTAAATCGGCTCATAGACGCAAACGCATTGTTCAACAGGTACAGACCAGAAAAGGAAAGGGTAAAGAAGTGAGTATCCCCAAGGCTCTTTCGAACCAGACCCTAAAGGACGTTCAGGCAATCGTCGCAAGCATGAAGCGAACAGGGCAGTCAAAGCCCAACGAGGAAGAGTCTGTTATTCTGTCTCGGTTCGTTGCCGACACCCGAATGAATCAGCTTTACCTAGATGGAATCCTGATTGGAGCGGTTGACATCAGGGTTCACAACGGCGATATAGAGTTTAAGCTAAGCCAGAAGAGCGTGGACCAGATCAGGGAAATTAACTCCCGAGACGAGAACGGCAACGTGTTTAGCGGTATGCTTAGCGACATGATGTTCGAGTAACACAAAGGGGTCTAGATGACAAGCTTCTCCATAGATTTGGAGCTTCTTGGTGACGTTCAGAACATGGCCCTTAGGATTGCTGACAAGCTAGCTAAGATAGAGGACGTTATCCAGGTGAAGGGAGACCTAGCACAGCAAGCTAGGCAAGTCAGTACGTTTCTGGACGAACTCAGAACTTCGTTGCAGCCAGCAATAGATGCCGTACATGAAGTACAGGAACCAGAAATAGGGAATGTCAAGGAACCGATAGGGTTCAAGAAGCCGTAAACACAAAAAGAAACCCGGTAGCAATCAAGCTACCGGGTTTCTTAGTTTATAGGGGTTAGACGGTCGCGGGAACCTCGTCATCAGCATCGGCCTTGAACTGAGTGAACTCAGCGTAGACCACAGCCTCAATAGCCGCTTCTATCTGCTCGGCACTTACCTTGATCTTCATAGAGTCAAGAGTTGCCTGGATGTACTTGATAGCTTCGGCCTTCTTATCGGCTCCGGTCTTATCAAGACCAGTCTGCTCTGCTGCCATTACGCCCACACGAGCGATTAGGGTAAGCTGTTCGAACAACTGAGTGTTGTTCTTGTCTCCGATGAATGTATGTGCTGCCTTGCCGACAAAGGCGATTACTGTAGTAACAGTGGTCAGAACGACCAACTGTACAAACTCTGCAAACTCCTGGGATGCAAGGATTGTCTGAATGGCGGTGTCCATGATACTCCTATTGTGTAGTTTAGTGGAACCAAGTTGATATCGTCTGAACCAAGCCTCGAAGGTCTATTAGGTCAAGAAAGGCTATTACGGAAAATATAATTACAAGTATGAGTGTGATGTTTTTGCTTACAAATGCCCACCCACCATGAAGTATCTCTTCACGAGCTTGTGTATCGGCAGCTACAACCTTTAGTTGAGCAGCCGTTTCAACAGCTTGTACCTTTAGCTTCGCTTCAGCCTCCGCTTCTGCAACCCTAGTAGAATTGATATGATCTTCGAGAGCAGCCGATCCACTAGCGTCGATTTCTTTGATCTTCTTGTTGGTCTCATCTCTGAAGCAGCGAAACTCATCCAACACGTTCTTCATTGTGTTGGTTAGTCTCCCTTCCATATCTTTTAGGTCTTGACGTTGTTCTTTGCGCAATTCGTCTATTGCCCCGAACAGGTCGCGGAAGGTTGGCTTGCCGCCTGCTTCGAAGTCTTCTCTAGTCATCAATTTGTGGCCTCTTCGGGTGCTACCCGATGTACTGGGTCTGCATACATCGGGCATATCTATGATGGATTCATTGTCCTTTTCTCCCCTCAGGCGGCTAGACACTATTAGGGTAGGAAGTACCCGGTAATGTCTATTACGACGTGGCAACTTACGCTTGGCCGAAGATCAAGCGTACCATCTGCGTTGAGGCCAACAGTGAACCCATTAGCAACAACGCTATTCTTTGCGGGCCAGTTCAGGGTAGAACTTCTAGGACCGCCTCCTGTTGGTCCGAGATATAGATTACCAGAGCCAGCAGGATATACTACGGTTACGTTTCCAGTTACCGCTACTGCGGTTACTGGGATTTCAAGTAGTCCGGCAACCTTTACCTTCGTGGCTACGTTAGCCGGGATCGCCCCTTCACGAAGTCCACCGGCAGAAATTGCATCGTCTCGTGTATCTACAAGACGATTTGGTATGATCGGTTGGTATGTTATTCCGGCCATTAGCTTTACCTCTGGTGGTGGTGGAGCATAGGGCGGACGGCGTACTGATGTTAGGGTGAGACCCACACCTTTCAGTGTTGTCTCTATCAATCCGCGTTGTTCGTTATATGCCTGGATTACATGGTTGGCGTTGGTAAACACGGCCGTGTGCGTAGTTCCGAATATAGCAAAGTCACCTGGCTGTTGCTGACCTACTGGTATCTTAGGCCAAGAACAGTACGTGGAAAACTTTCCCACAGACCACGGAGTAGGTGAGATAGGTGAACCTAGGAACTTAGCCAAGGCCAAGCAGAACCCAACACAGTCAAAACCTTGTTTGCCTTGTGCGCTTGCGGGAATTCCTGGGTCATCGGCTCGTCGCGCGGCTGTGATGTAGGTGTTGTGACCGCCATCCAGATACCAATATTTGCCAGAGTTCATCAAGGCACGGCCGTATTCGATTGTTTCTGCGGCTGTCTTCACTGTTATTCCTCTACTTCCGCCTCAAAGTGAACAATCAGAGTTGGGGCGTCTTCGGGATAGTTTATTGGATTAGCTGATCGCGCTCGGCGGTGACCTTCTTAATCTCTAGGTCTTTGAGTTCGTTCTCCGTGGTCAGCATTCCGATCTTCTGGAACAACAGTTCCGCTGTGACTTGGGACATGAGTCCTCCGCTAACTAGGTGAGGATCGGGTGGCAGAGGTAGCCGACCACTCGGACGCCGTAGGAGACCGTGCCATTCCCGCGACGGGCAAAGTAGGTAATCTGCCGACCGTTGGTCCCGCCTGGCTTCACGAAGCCGTTCTGGACGCCGATGTATCCGGCCGCCGCTCCGGCCCAGACCAGAACTCCCGCCGAGAAGTCCACCCCGCCGAAGTCGGTCACGCCTGCGCCGTTAGATGTGTGCGCGACGGTCGAGGAGCAGGAGACCTGGACATGAAGTGCGACTAGCCCTGCGGCTGGGAGGGCGGTTAGTTCCGCAGAGTTCGCCCCCACGTTGGAGGTGGTCGTTGTGTTGTCGGCCACAGCCGAGATGAAGCCCGCCGAGAGGCCGACGTACTCAGTGGATACGCCTAGCCATCGAGTGCCATCGTAGTAGGCGGACTTGCCGAGGTCGGTGCGCCAAAATGGTCTGTTGTTGCCATAGGCGGTTAGGGCTGCACCGGTTGGAAAAGCTGAACCTGAATCGGTCGGGTAAACGTTTAGCCCACCAGCACTTAGAGTTGACCCCGACACCGCCCCCGTAGCAGCTACGCTAGCCGGTGTAAGAGCGCCGGTAGTCATAGAGCCGTCAACGGTGAACACCAAGCCGGAGGCAGAGGTTAGCTTTAGGGCGTTAGCTCCGTTACGAACGAAATACGGGTCGTCTGATGCCCTCAGGATATTCTCTATCCATCTATCTTGTCCGTCTATGCACACAACTACTATCTGACCCGCCACCGGCACGAAGCCACCACGGGCCTTGAACCCACCAGAAGCGGAAGCAGAACCCATCAGGTAAACTGAAGCTATGTTAGTTGTTGCATTGTAGGCCGACACCGCCCCCATGAACCTATTTACCTTGGATGCGTTACCGGTTTGACTGTTTACGGTGTCGCTTAGAATCTTGGATAGATCGGTGGCGAATCCTTGTCCGCCTACATCTGAAGTACCCATTAGATGTTCCTTACCTTGTTGACCTTTAGTTCCTGAGTAGATGAACTCTGCATCGGGATGTCAAAACTACTTAGGAAATAGCGATCATTGGTCTTACTGTTGGTTTCGATTATTTGGATAACGTCATTACCTTCAAAGCAAGGGACAACTATGATAGGTAGCGAGATGTCCTCAGAGACAATTCTGTTGTTCAGCAATTCAGTCTTCGCTCTGTCAAGGCACTCTGCTGTCTTTCTATACACCGTACTCTTGATATGCAGAACACGGTCGCCTATCTGGGTTGTGGTAAGAGGTCCAACGCTATTGGTGTAGTAATGAGACGTGTCTGTCGTTCCAACTCCATCTACAGCTTCAGCGCGAACTACGGCGGTCCCGTCGTCTGCCTCACCTGTTACTACAATGTGGTTCTTGATCCCGTCTCCTGAAGTCTGCTTAGTTATAGAGATGAAGATAGAATCCTTTCCTCCAGCAAAAGTCCATACTGGGGGCTGGTTGAACATATCTGAGTTTCTATCTGTGATGTCTCTTGTAACGAGATACCCGTTCACGTCGAAGAATATCTCTAGATTCCATGTTGCGCAGAGTTCCTTCAGCTTGTCGCCTCTGTTGTCGTCGGCTTCGAAGAAGATAGGAATCTGCGTGGTGTTTTGGTCTGCTGTGCGTCCGCTTAGATTTGCCAGGTTTAGTTGAGTTATGCCTGCCGCACTGGCTATGTCTGAGATAACGGTGTTCAAGGCTGTACCTTTTGCCCAGGTTACGGGGGCCGCGAAAGTGGAGAACGTTAGCATCTTCCATCTATCTGATCCGTTTATGTTCAAAACGGACACGCCTTTCTCGGCCATAACCTCGACAGAATCAACCATGAAAATTCCGAGAGGGCACCACTCGTAGTCAGAACCAACTAGCAAGCCGTATTCTATCTTGAACAGTTTGTTCCAGAAGAATACGCTATTGGTACCAAGGTTAGTGTAGTCGCTACCAGTTGGAGTAAACGCCCCGTCAGTGTTTATCAGGCGAATCTGGGCGGTTCTTCTCGTTGCTCTTTCGACATCTACGTAAACCGTGCCTTCCACTGTTGGACTTGTTATGTCCAACAGTGGAAGCATGGTCGTGGAGTCCACAGCCGTGACCCTCATCGTCACGTCTCTGACGGGCTTGGACAGTCCGTTTTTGAAGCTAGATGAAATGGGCCACATTGTTAGTCTACCTCTACGTAAGGAATCTTCAAGATTAGATGTCCTCCGTTTATGTATTGCTCATCTGGAGCATCTATGTAAACAGAGTTGACATCACCGAATGGATTCTTCAGGAACACATCAACGTTGTTCAAGTAGAAGATAGCCCGAAGGGATGTCATAGTGGAGGATACATCCTCGGCAGGTATGATAGTTGATACACTACCTTCTCTACCTAGAACTCCTGCTCTGACTATTACTTTTCTATCTCTACCGAATGGCTCGAATGTTTCTGATGCGAACGGGCTCTTATGCTCTTCTTGGTCTGACGAGAAAGAAAAGCACAGGTCGTCCCTTCCAACAACTACTATGAACCAGTCGTCAACTGACAAACTTGTCGAAGTGACAATGTTGTTAGTTGATTCTATTGGCGTTGAACTAGCCACCTTCTTCCACTGAGTAACCATGTACTCATAGGTTATGTTTAGACCAGCAACGTAGTCAGTGTATTCCAGGGAAGAAACTGACGAAATGTATCCTAGGGTCGTCCACGAGGTTGACCCTGCCACTCTGCGGTAAACCGTATAGTGATCGAAGTCAACTCCTAGTAGAGATGCGTCCCAGGATATCTGGATGTACCCGAAGTCAGTCGCAACTACGCTCATGTTAGCAAGTGGGCTAGGTGGGGTCCATAGGGTGTTGTATGACGTTGTTGTAACTGATGGAGATATTAGCCCGTCTGAATCTGTCACAAACAGATTAAACTTGTAACATCCACCGTTTAGTAGAACACCGGCAGGTATCGTATAGGTAGTCAACGCAGTTGATATATTGTCTACACTGTAAACGATGGAGTCGTTGTTGTTGGCGTCTAGAACCTTGATTGAAACTGCTGTCTGTGTCTTAGACCCACCAAAGTAGGCAAGCCATGACAGGACTGGCATTGGCCCAGATATGTTGCCGCTAACATCAAGCGACGCTGCCTGGACCACAAACCGCGATACGGACCCTGTGTTCCCACCCACAGTAACGTTGATCGGAACCGTAAATGCGGAACCGCTTGATACTGTTGCAACTCTTCTGCCGGTTATAGTTGGGGTTGAGTTAGACCCAAACACTTCTACTACGTCTGTACTTGTAAGTCCATGCGCGGCTGAAGTTGTTACAACTGTGGGGTTAGCAACGCTGATTGTAGATATGGTTCTACTTAGAGAGGGCCATGTCGTAGGCTTGAACGTTATGTAAGAAGTCCAAGAACCTGTTGCGTTTGCTGCCCCAGAGTTATCTGCGTATCTAACACGACAACGATACCAAGTTTCTAGAGTAAGAGTGTTTCCGCCAGCACCAGCAGTTTGTGTAACTCCTGCATCTCCGGCCTTCATGCTGTTCACTGAACTAGTTAGACTTGTCGTTCTTGAAAGCGTGTACATTACCACGCCGTCAGATACTCTTGACACTTCAATCTCATACGAAGTTGGAGTGTCTGAGAATCCGTTAGACAGGTCAGGGTCTCCGTACACAGACGTGAAGGTTGGGACGATACCAGAAACAAACCCGCCAGATATAGGACTAGTTATAGAAGCTGATGGAGAGTAGTTAGTCCAGAATGGTATCAGAGACGTGTATACTGACCATACGGAGGTTGCACTATCTCTGAATCTAGCTTTCCACATATACTTAGACGCCAAGGCTGGAAGCGTATATGCAGTTGAGAAACTTGTGCCAGAAGCAGCAACGGTTCCACTATCGTATATCTGACTAGTTCCGGTTCCGTCATACAGAATTACCTGGACGGCGTTCATTGTGGATGGAGTCGTACCTGTGAAGTTGGTTGCCAAAGAGTTTAGCTTCGTGTTGTTTGGCGCAGTCGGGGTCACAAGGCCAGAGGCAGGAGTAGTGAACAGGTTGTCTGCTGTACTTCCTGATGAAGCCCCATAGTTATCGGTGACATACCCATTCCACTTGTATGTAGTGGCCCAGTTAAGAGTAGGACCAGCATATGTAACTGAGAATGTTGATCCAGAGGCAGTAGAAGTATTGTCCCATACAACAACCGAATCAGACAACCTAGTTACAACTATTCTAACAGTGGCAAGATGGTCGCCAGCATCAGGGTCTTGGCTTGTTCCTGAAAACACCGGGATAACACTTCCAACAGTTATGTTTGAAGTAGGAGAGCATCCAGTTGGTGTAGGTGGGGGGTTGTCGATAAAGAATGACTCTAGGCTAGACCACACTCCCCATGCAGAATGGCTATCTGCAACTCTAGCCTTCCAGTAACTCGTACCGAAGGTCAATGATGGCCCTTGTATGCTGAAGTCACTGTAGGTTGGTCTACCGTCTACCTGGCCCGAATCCCAGACAAGGTTAGTTCCTCCTGCATCTGAGAACACTTGTACTTGTGCCTTGCTGATAGTATCTCCAGCGTCAGCGTCGGTGAACGTGCCATGAAAAACTGGTGGGTTCACCGAGTAAGTCATAGTGTGGTTAGGGGAAAGGCCAGTAGGAGCATCAGGAGCAACGTTAGTTGTGTAGTTGATTATCAGTTGAGGTACGAGAGAGCCGCCACCGTAGTTTCTTGTCTTGAACTCGAAGTAGTCAGAGCTTTCGGCCGAGTTTCTTACCATGAAACCATAGTTAGGTTGACCGTTGAACCAGTCCCTAACTATCGCGGTAACGTCTATGTCCTTGTTACCGTTTAGGGCTCCATTCCACACAGATGAAGTAACCTGATTAGACGTTGTGTATGAAGAGTTTCTGTTGGCCCAACTGTAAGGGCCGTTGTGAGTGTATGTCTCGCCAGAACCACCGGTCTCAGACCAGTCCTGTGTCATCCTAGACACTATGGCGTAGTGGTTTCCGCTCTGGTTTCCGTGTACAGCACCGCCATCGTTCCTAAACCTAAGAGTAGCTGACGTAATACCTGTCCAACCACTAGAGTCTATAGGAAACTTTACTACGCTACGGAATACATAGTAGTAGTAGTCGCCGCCGTCATCAGGGCCAAGTCTTATGGTTCCACAGCAAGTGTGGGCCTCACCACCGTCCCAGTAGTAGATTATGTCACTTAGGTAGGAGTAGCGAAGCATGACTGCATCTGAGTTTGCTGACAATGTGATTGACGGCATAGTTTCACCTTATTGGACAAAAGTGGGCTAGGTGGTTAGCCTAGCCCACTAGGAATTACTGGGTTGCTACTGCGTGTTGCAAGTTCGAGATGAACTGGCTACCGCTTAGTAGTGTAGCTACGTCCTGCGCATTCGCGTTCTTCAAGGCACCATCTGGGTCCTTGATGACGTGGGTAATGGTTACGTTCTGAGCCTCGCCGTGAGTCACCACAGACAATGGACTAGCAGGGAGTGACAAGTCACCACTGATCTTAGCCATCTCAGCAACCAGCAAAGACTCTTGCGAATCAATACCAGCCACTAGGTTCTGGATCATACTTGCGCCAATGTCCTTGAAGCTAGAGATGAACGACGCTACCGTTGCCATCACCGCATCAAGGGCTTGCTGCACTTGCTGACTTAGAACGTCTGGGTCGTGAGAAGCGTTGGCGCCTAGACCCCAGAATGCTTCAATGGCCGTGGCTATCGAAGACGCTGTGGCCGCCAGGTCGCCCGCAGCCTTGACTGCATCTGGACCGTACTTGTTAGCAATGACGATGAATCCGCCAACCGAGGCGTCCATGTCAGCGAACACTTGGTCTAGATTCACCCTCTCACGGAATTGGTCTACGAACTGGATCGTTTGGTTGAATGCCGAGTAAGTAGCCGATATGGCATCAGCAACGGCCTTTGCCAAAGTAGCAAAGGTAGTAAGCTTTGTCATGTCGTCAGTAGAAAGGTTAGCGTTAGTTGCGGCAACCTTTATCTTGGCTATCGTCATCGACATAGCATCTACGATTGACTGAACCGTTTCAGGCATTGGTGCAATGTAGTTAGCTAGTCCAGAGAAAGCTGAGATAGCTGATGCAACCGCCCCAACAACGGCTGAAGCCGTATTGGAGAAGTTGTCTGTTACCGTAATTTCGTTTGCGCTGAACGTTGGCGCTACGTCTGCCATAGCCCTAACTGTTCTGCCTATATCTTCAACGATAGAGTCTAGCGCCGTGTCAGACAAACCTACATAGGAAGTCGGGAACTTAGCTAGAGCATCTATAGCTGATCCGATAGCAGAGAACACAGTAGACGCTACCGTGCCGAAGTCGCTCGCGTTAGCTAGGTCCGCCGCCTTGAACTTCTTACCCTCGACGGCCATTGACGTTACCGTTCCAGACATAGTTGCAATAACGGAGTCCATTACTGACTTAACTGGAATCTTTGTTGGGTCAATGCCTGCAAAGGCAGTCGCCGCAGAACCAATAGCACCGGCTACGGCGCTAACGGTATTCGAGAAGTTGCTTACAGTGGTCAAGTCGGCAGTTGATACCTTCTTGGCATATGTAAGTGTTATGGTTACAGAAAGGGCAACCGCTTCAGCGATGCTACCCATAGTGCTTTGCACAAGTCCCTTTAGGTCTACGCCTTCAAGTGACTTCAATGCAGTTGCAAGGGCTACACCGTTTTGCGCGGTAGTAAGTGCATCCTGAAGTGGGTTAGATGTAGACGAACTACTTCCACCACTACCAGAACCAGAAGACTTAGATGTCTTAGGTGCCTTAGGAGTGTAATTAGGTATTACAACCTTAGGCATGTTAGCTATCTGTGATGCGATCTGGCCCTTTATCTTGGTCAGCAAGCTTAGTCCGATTCCGGCTATACCTGTTGGGTCTAGCCCGACAACCGGGGTAAGCATATCAATGAACTTGTCTAGGGCCTTTCCGACAACAGGGAGTGCGCTTTGTGCGCCAGCAGCCCATGTTGCCAGGGTACCATATCCGGTCTGCCAAGCTGCGGGATCAGCAGACTGAAGTTCAGCGATAACCAAGTCCATCTGCGCAGCGGCATAGCTCGTTGGACCGTAAGCATCCTTGATACCTTGGGCCAACGCAATCATCATGTTTGCGCCTTCCTTATTCATAGCAGGGTTACTGCTTTGCATAAGTCCGGTTATCGTTGACATGGTGAAGTTGATAGCTTGTGCCACTTCCCCAGTGTTTCCGCTTCTAATGGCAAGAGCAAGGCTCTCCATCAGGGCAAGTCCGTTCTGGCGCATCTGTGGGTTTGCGCTTTGCAGCATGGTGTTAGCCATGTCTGCGACTGCTCTAGTTGCTGGAGCAACATTAGCATCGGCGCTATCGTACCACCCTTTTATGAAGGACGACAGAGAGGCGGTGCCAGACTCGGCAAACTTGGTGTCAGTGTTGTTTATCTGGCCCAGTGCAAGGTCGATCATGTTGTTCAGATCGCCTGTAAACGAAGAAGTGTCCTTGTAGAACCCGGCGTTAAAGAAGTGAACTGCATCTTCGCCTGACTTGAAGAATCTCTTGTTCAAATCAGTTGACATCTTATCAAGCGTTATCCCAACGACCTTACCGCCCTGGGACACCGCTCCACTTAGTTGTACGAAGCTGTCGAATGTATCCGAAGTCATATCCTCTGCGTCAGATGATATTTGTCCGGTAATCATCTTCATCTTAGTAACTAGATCAGCTTGACCTTGAACCGCTCCAGTTATGGTGTCAAACTGAACTTGATAATCGTGCAGTGCTTGTGCGTTATCTTGGAACCACTTAGGATCACCAATGTGACTCTTTGCGAGATCAGCTATGACAGCCTTTACCTCGTCTGCCTTAGCTTTCAGTTGCGTTGTGTCTAGGCCCTTTATCATCCTAAGGGTGATTTCCTTCGTTACTGCGTCGGCAGCCTTATCGGCTTGTTCCTTTGCTCCTAGCATGTCGGAAAGAATAGGGATATTGAACGCCGTTTCGTTCTTGGAGTTCAGTATGGATGCCTTACCTGCTGCTAGTTCAGCGTCGGAAGCCTTCTTAGCCCAAGAAGTTGTCTGGTCAAGTAGTTTCTGACCAGCACTATCAACTTTGTCCTTAGCAGCAGCGAATCCTGCTACAAATATGGCCGCAGCAATCAAAGCTATTTGGGCGCTGGAGCCAATGATGATGTTCTTCAGTTTTTTGGCAAGGCTTGTCGTTGTAGCAACTGCTTGTACTTCGGTAGTTGCGGCGGAAGTGCCAGTAGATGTAGTATTTTCTAGGTTAGCGGCTGTGTTAGCCAGCATGGCCTTTGTCTGCAAGTCCTTAGCGCCTGCTGCTGCAATGGCAGCCTTAGCGGAAGCCATTGTTATCTCTGTATTATCTCTTTGGGCTATAGCGTTACGTATAACTTCAAGAGTGAAGGCGCGGAATACTGTTCCAGTGAACAGTTTGAACCCGCCCATCAAGATAAACAGAGCGCCGCCAAGAGTAGCAATTACACCAGCCAAAGAAACAACCGCAACCACCAAGGCAGTTAGTGTTGGGTTAGCTTCAAGTAGAGTGCTAACAAACTTGGCTATCTGCGTCACGAACGGTGATATCATCTTCAGACCGTTAGTAAACGCCTGTCCTATGTCTAGGATTACTGGCATAATAGCGTTCTGAATCTTGCCCCATTCAGCCGTTGCGCTCTCCGACATCATCTTCCAGTTGTTCTGGAAGTTTGAAGACGCATCGTCAAGGTTTAGACCGGCTTCTCCTAGGATACTTGTACCGTTTGCGATGGCATCACTTTCCTCGTTTACCAACTGTATCAAAGCAGGCATTTCTGCTGCTGTTGATATAGTAGCAAACAAGTAAGCCTTCTGGGCATCACCTAGGCCCTTGGTTGCATTAGCCAGGGTACTAAGGTAGGTATCGAGATTGAACTTGCCACCTTCGTTTACAATGTCTTGGAAGCTCTTGCTTGTGCCGAGAGCGGCCTGGGTAACTGAGTCCAAAGCCGACGCGGCCATTGGTGTTTCACGAGAGAACTGTCTGAACATCTGACGCAAAGCACGTCCAGCCATTGTTCCCTTGATACCGGCGTTAGCCAATGCACCAAGTAGCTGTAGCGTATCGTCAAGGGATATTCCCATCTGAGCGGCAACAGGGCCAAGCATCTTAAGGGAGTTGATTAGGTCAGGGAACTCTGATGCTGTCTTCTGAGCCACATAGAACAGCTTCTCTGTAATATCGGACACAGACGACATGGACAGGTTGTATTCCTGCGCAACAGAGATTACGCCCTTTATGGCCGTCTCCATGTCTGTGTCCGTCATCATAGCTGCCTTCATTACGGGATCAAGTTGTTCCATAATATCAGCAAGCTTAGTGTTCTGATCTACCACTTGTCCTGTTGTAGACGCCCAGAAGTATAGACCCTTAGATATTGTAGCTGGATCAAATAGACCAGTGGCAGCAGCAACGTTCTTTACGCTTGTTTCTAGCTCCTTGAACGTACTAGAGTTAGTGTCAAATATTTCTAGGGCACCAGCAGCACGTCTAGAGTTGAAGTCGAATTGCTTAAACGCATCAAACGAAGACATCAGGGAGCTTGTAATAGCTCTACCCGCTGCTGCGACTTGATAACCAGCGATGGTAAAAGCGTACGCAGTACGTCTGCTTTGATCCATCTGGTTCTGCAAGGTGGCAGACATGCCCTTCAACTTTTCAAGTCCGGCAGCAGCCGTTCCAGCCGCAGCACCAGCCGCCTTTGTTGAGGACGTGTTTCCGTTTAGGGCATTATTCAGCCCTGTTATCTGAGCCGCAGCCTGTGCCGCATCGACTGATATTGTGATTTGTAGACGACGCTGTGCCATGAGGCTCACCAAAAGAAAAAGACCCGCCCTATGATGGTTAGTCATAGAGCGGGTCGGGATGGGCTATAGAAGCGAAGGACTAACCCTTAGTCAGTTGCTTCATAGCGACGACACGCTCTGCTTGCATGAACTGAGCGAAGACATCGACTAGGTAAGCAGGCTGGTCTAGGAGTCCTCCCGAGTATGGCAAGATCGAGTATCCAGTAGGATAAGAGATTATCCTATTTTCTACCGACTTGCCTCCCGACTTGGGTACTTCGCGTTGAACCAACTGCCGTAGACGGCATTGATTGTACTGGCTCCATGCCTCTGCCAAACGTGGGTAGCGACGGATTATTCCGTCGCGGGGGTACCCTTCCGAGAGCCCTTTGGCGAGGTCGAAGGCTTTCCCAGTTCGTCCTGGGAAGTCTTGCTGTTGTTGTAGTGTTCTATGATGATACCATCTATCCAAGCAGCCGGTTCCGGCTCTAGTGAAAGATAGTTAGCCTTTGTAGCCGGAATTTCTAGGCTCCAACTCGTTACAAGGGCTTCGAAGATTATCGCTGAAAGCTGTGGCGTAATGTGGGCCATGACGATAGCAGCAGCCTTTTTGTCGTTGGCTACGTCCACATCCTGAAGTTCCATCATTTCCGCTGGAAGCTGAGACTGAACGATGTTTTCCTCGGCCTTAGACATTCTGGCTCGGACTTCGATCCAAGCGTCTACTGAGCCATCCTTAGCCTTGTGTTCGAATCTCTTAGTTTCACGGTCAGCTACTTTTAGGAATCCCATTTGGAATCATGTTCCTTTCAATAGACTAGGGGAGACCGAGATTAAGCGGCCTCCCCGTCTACGCATTGACTTAACCTAGCAGGGTTGCGTTGGTTTCAGCATTGCTCAGGGTTACTGTGCAAATGTCAGCGGCAACCGGCTTCAGAACGGTGCATTGCACGTCCTGAGTCAAGAAGTCACCGGCATTGATAGGAAGACCTACGGTCTTGTACTTGACACGAGGAAGTGCTATCGTCAAACTTACCGGGTTAGCGCCAGCAGCACCGATAAGGTTTGGACCGTCTAGGATAAGAGTTACTGCGAACTCTGTGTCACCTAGAAGACGGGCGTACTCAGTGTCATCGTAGAAGTCGAGGCTCATGCTCAGTGTCAATTCACGAGCGCCCATAGCAACACGCTTGTAAGCACGAGTCTTACGTAGTGTGCCGATGTGGGATACGTTGTTGTTGACGCCGAAGGTGAAGTCCTTAACCACGCCAGAATCAACACCTGCAATCTGCACCTTGGCTCCGTTGAAGTGGAACGGGTATACAGACGACGCAGCGTATGATGGTGTGGCGGCTGAGAGCTTAGCAATCTGAGCGCGGTCGATACCGTCTAGCCCAAGAGAGGCTGTAACGATTTCTCCGAACGAGCCCTTGATTTCTAGTGTGTTTACACGGACTCCGGTGTAACGCATGATGAGTTCGTTCTGGGCCGACTTTTCCCACGACATTGTAGGAGAAGTGTTACCAGGAGCGAATACGTGCGTGTAACCACCACCAGCGTAAGCTGACGTTGATACAGTAGCAGCAAACGCAGACTGTAGGATAGTTCCAATGTCTGTGTTGATTAGGTCAAACTCGACCGTACCTGAGACGTTGTAAGGGGCTGGCATAGCCACAACAATGTCACGGGTTCCGCGAATCTGAAGCGGGGTTAGGTAGTCGTTGTTATCTGGGAAGTCCGCACTGTTGGCCGGAATAAAGTGGGCCGGCGATACCTGACCACCTTCCGATACTTCGCGTCCGAATCCCACATAACCAAGGGCACCGATGCCGATGTCTGCCATGTTATCTCATTCTCCTATGGTTGTCGCATGTAGTTCTTGCGAACAACGAAGTTGGTCCTTGACGACTTGCTGATGACGGTTGTGCCACGTCGGATCGGCTGATAGCTAGTGCCAGCAAACGCAACATCTTGGACAGTACCTTGTAGCTGTCTTTCGTCACGCCCACGGAACCATGCCTCTAGGGCCTCTGTAGCATCCACCAACATTCTGTCGCCAGTTGCCTCATCGGCATCTTGGTCGTAATACTCTCTTGCATCAATGTGGATACCAATCACGATGTCAAGACTTCTCTTGTCCATCCCGGTGTTCTCGCCGCTAGGCGACTTCAAATCGGGTTCAACAGTCATGCACGGAAAGTTGCTTACCGGGATTATCCCCGGATCACCAAAGTAGATTGCCTTGATTTCTAGTACGTCTTTGATCCCGCCGTTTGCTTTATTGGTTTCAGCAAACACGCCAACACGTTCTACTAGCTTGTCTATAGTTACTCTCATTGGCGTTCCTACCTAGACAAAAATGCGTCTACCCAGTCCACGAAGGGCTGGAAGAATAGGTCTCGATCTAGCTCTTCGTCGGGCCAGAATGGTCTGGGCGGAACGACACGAGATTTTCCCCTAGCGCCAGGTGGCTTCCAAACGTAACCGGTATCATGTTGAACCTTGTCGCCTTCTAGAACCAAACGCATTTCGTGAGGTTCTATCTCCTTATGAAAGGAAATGTTCTTACCGGAGTAAGAAACATCAGGCCAGGTAGCCGCCCTGCGTAGATCGCCTGTGGCCTCTAGGATGGGATGGTACGCTCCAAATCCTTGCTGCATTCTTTGTGCTGCACGCTGAGGACTTAGCGGAGCCCAGTTGTATGTAGCAGAAGCGCCTTCGGTATCAAATACCTGTGACACTCTCTGTATGTACTTGTCCTGGCCTTGTTGGAATACGTTGTTTGCTTTTCTACCAAACGTGGGTCCAGATGAAGCGGCGAAGTTGTTCAACCACGACGCTAGCTCACCTAGGTCTAGGCTCATCTTGTCGAAGCCTTCGAACACTATCGTCTGGCCGTTCTGGGTTACGGATTTCTTCCCGGCAGCAAATAGCGGAGAGTGGTAAGACCCGACCAGGACCGGCCTATTGAAGTTGCCGGTAGGCATTAGATTCTCCTACGCCGAAGTGGAGTCAGAAGATCAGAAATCTGTTGGCTTGAAAGCGCAACAAGGTCCGGCTGCCCTTCTGTGGGGCCTAGGTAGTCAGGCTGTAGCAATTCCGTAACCCAAAGAGCTACAGCGTGCTTCACCACTATCGGTACGCTTATGTATCCAGCGGTGTATTTGATAGAGTAGATAGTACCGCTTGAAAACGTTGACGATAGAAGTTCTATCTTGCCGCAATTCATATTGATCGTAGTCGCAACTATCGCATTGGCGTCGATAGTAGTCCCAGATACGGCCTGCTTTATCTCAGTAACCTTTGTTATCGGGTAGTTATCTGTTAGAAATGTCGCTGAGTCGTCGCCACGGAATACTTCGGTATACTCCTGGGACGTGAAGATTCGCTCCGTAAAGGCTTCAGCGTTAGCTGTGGCAATGGCAATGTAATGCTCTAGAATCTCGTCGCCCTTTAGGCCGAGGTTCTTCACGCCGCCCAAAGGCAAAGCCCTGTATTCGCTTGGCGTGATGTACATTCTGTCAGCCATTACTTACACTCTTCTCTTTAGGTAGCTACTTCTAGGATGCTTCTTGTGAATGAATGGTGACGACTTGTAGTAACGAGAGACGGAGGCGGCGATTCTAGCCCTCGAAACCAAGCTCAGCTTGCGATGTCTGAAGGCTTGGCTCTTAGACCCAGATAGATCAAGATGCTTCTTGCGGCCTTGCTCTTTTGCAAATACGCTATTCTTCCACTTGGGTTGGAACTTCTTCATGGCCGCTTGTAGCAGTCTGAAGTACGCTTTCCCCCCGAGTCTCTGGTAGGCGGGTGGCAATGGCATCGAATTCCTCAACTATTGCTTCCCGGTAAGAGTCCCAAGTGAACGCTTCCGCTCTTTCCTGGCCCTTGCGGGCGTACTGACGACGTAGCTCTTGACTCTTGTACAGTCTTTCGATTGCACTTGCTATGTCACGAGGCGCTACGTTGGCGTACTTACTGTGGCTCTGGTTGTAATCCCAGTCATTTACTGGTAGAAGAATACCGGCCTTACCTACGACCTCTGCGCCAGCGGCGTAGTCCGTGGTTATCACCGGAAGCCCTACCCGCATAGCCTCTGCTAGCGGCAACCCGAATCCTTCTACCTGAGACGGTAGGACGAACGCATCTGCCATGTTGTACAGATCGACCAATCCTGGCTTTTCGTTGCCCCAGAGCGGTGTGGCGTCGTTGTGGGCCATGTGGTCAGAGGGGAAGACGACAATATCGTCAATACCCATGTGAATTGCCATTTGCGGCAAGTCGTGACCGCCTAGCCAGAAGTTGTTGAATGGTGTAGTATGAGCGTAGAGTATTAGTTCTGGTATGCGCTTTCGCAACATAACAACAGCTTCGAACACCCTAGGCCACTGCTTGCGATGGACATTCTGGGCGACCATCATTACTACGAACTTGTCTTCCCATCCAACTATGGAACGCATACTCTGCTTAGTCTCTGGAGTGGCCTCCATGAAGTCACCAGAGACACCGTGGTACACCATCTTGGCTGAGAAACCAGCCTTATCTAGAACGCTAACACCATAGTTGGAGCAAGTCAGTAGATGTAGGTCGTTTGCGCCTCTAAGGGCTATGATCCATCTTTCGTTAAGTGGCTCGCCCTCGATTGGCACGTAGGCCACAATCGGCAACGAAGCCACCTTGTCCCTGATTAGCCAAGATGAAACCGTGGCTGGATCAGCGATGATATGGATTGCGTCTATCTTGTAGTCTTCGATGATCTTATCTACCTGAGACCATCCAAGCATGTCGGCTATAAGAGACGTAACCGGGATGAACGTGAAGTCTTCCGGGTCTCTCTCTTTGGTGTCTTGTCCCCCTAATACGACTAGCTTATGACCAGCCTTGACAAGTGCTTCGCAAGCTTGGGCATTGACTATGCCGAAACCTGTTTGTATGAACGGACTATCACCAAGCATTAGGATGTTCACTGTGTACCTCTACGGCATCTTTTGTATGCTATCTACTTTGTATGCTATCTATCTACTTTATAGACAAGTGTGTTTACTGTAGGTTGCTCTTCCCCAAGGCTGAATATATGGGTTGTTCGGAATCTTGTTGGGAATCTTAGGGAGTTTTTGGAACGGTAGAAATGGCACATCTTCAGGGGTGTTTTCTATGACAGGAGCAGTTTTGAACTCACCGCAATTACGGCAGAATATAAAGTCTTCGTTGAAGACTTCGAAGTAGTGTTCACACATCCTACTACCTTACTGGCTCAAAGTCTGACGGAACTACGCCATCAGCCCATGCGTAACCTAGTTGTAGTAAGCGTCCTGCCCATTCATTTCGTCCACGAGGTATCTCTACTCTTCCCTCGATGACTTTTAGCTCACCGTCGTAAAGAAACTCTGTGTACGTAGATGATTCATACGGAGGAAGTACCACCATGACCCACGGTCCTGTGGCATCTGTGTTTGACTTTGCGCGGGGCATCTTAGACCTCGATATTAGAACGGGGGAGCCTTGCGACTCCCCCGTATACTAGCTTACGCTAGGGTGAAGCCCTTTAGAAGAACCGGACGGCCTTCAAGTGCGAAACCAACGTATGCCTTGATGAAGAAGTCTTCCGAGTCCTTCGTCTTGGCTAGCGGCTCGTAAGTGAAGTCCTGGTTCACTAGAAGCTTCGCGTCACGAACACGATAGAAGATGATCTGCGTGTCGTCGTTCCAGTGCGCGTCACTCACAATGGCTACGCCGTCGTAAGTCTTAACACGGAATCCGCCACCGATCACTGTCGTGTCGTTGAAACGCTGCTGTGACTGAAGCAGGGCACTGATCTTGCGCTTTACCGCAGGAGAGCAGAGGATAACGTCAGCCTCGTTCTTGGTCATATCCAAGGCTTCGTCTAGCATAGCTAGAGTCAGAACCTTAGGGTTACGAGCAGAAACGTCTAGCGTTCCACCTTCAGTAGAAGCCGCGGTAACTGCCGTCGCAGGAATCTGCGTTAGCATACCTTCGATTTCTTCAGCAGGGCTACCGTCAGCAGAAATGATGTCGGTAGCTAGCTTCTCTGCAATTTCAGCAGAGTGAATCTGAATCTCGGTCTGTAGAGCGTTTACCACGCCACCTGACGCTGCAATAAGCGGGCCAGTTACCTCACCACGAGTGTAGAGGAACTTAACCGGCTTAGCAACCATCGTGTACTGAGACATGGTTGCGGTAGGTAGCGAACCACCATCGGCTGACCATGTAGCAGTAGGCAGTGCTGTGCGCTTACGGATGTAGTAAGTCTGGGTCGGCCAGCTTACCCGCGTGACTAGGTTCAGAATAGGCGTTGCCTTCTGAATGTAGTCACGAACAACTGGATCAACTACCGTTGGTACAAGGTAGTTACCAGTCGATGCTGTCAGGGTAGACAGCGCACCTTCGACGGTCATTGAATCTCCTAAGAGTTGTTAGTTGTCCCCGTAGAGTCCCCGAAGTCCAACCTTCAGTTTCTCGTCAGCGGGAAGATCGTCCAGATTTGCAGGAATCTGAGGGTTCTGGAACTTAGCGCGGTCGCGGGCTACTGGGAAGTGACCGGCGGGCATTGCCTCTAGTTCAGAGATGTAAGTGTCCTTCTCTGTGAGCTTAGTGTTCAGTTCTTCAACCGCACGCTCTACAGCGACAGTAATCTCAGCCTGGATGGCTTCATATGCTGCTCGTTCGATCTTCACACCTGCGAAGTCGATAAGTTCTCCCGTGTCTGAGTTCTGGACCGGAACGGCTGCGCTCTCAGGGGTTGCCTCTGGCGTTGCTAGACCTTCTGGTTGTGCTGGAGCAACAGGCTGCGGCACGTCTATACCTAGAGCATGGAGCTTAGCCCCGAAGTCAAGGTAAGTTGACAGAAGGGCATCACGTTCGCCCTTGTTAAGTACACCACGCTCGACCGGAGCCTCGCCTTCCGGCGCTGCTTCAACTACGGGCGTTTCTGGTGGAGTCTCGGGGTTGCCCTCTTCTACTGGCGGGGTTTCCTCGCGTACTACGATTTCCTCGGTGGTCTCTTCAGAGGCCGGGGCAAGTTCTGCGACCATTAGTTCTCCTACCTCGCCGTCAATAGAACGGGCAAGCACTGTTCCAAACGACGGTACCCATGATGGGCGGGTCGTGTTGGAAATCTCATGTAGAATCACCTTTACGAATTGCATACGCATTACTCTACCGGAGGCATTTCGTTCCACGCGAGCCTTAACGCCGTCGCCAGAAACGGACATTCCGTACTGCTTGCCGCGTTTGACTTGTTCGTGTAGGAACACTGATGCCGGGTTGCTATCGTCTAGCTTTACTGCAACTCTAAGGTGTTCGTCACGAGTAACCTCGCCGTCCATAACCCAACCTAGGTCGGCTAGAACGGTTCCGGTCTTATCGTGACTATCCTTGTAAGGAATCGGGTCTCCTGCCTGGGCACGAGAAACGATCTGATCGCGGAAGTCCGCGATGCACTCTGGTGCCATCTCAGTACCCTTGGTGTCGCCCTCGGTACCTGATGCTTCACCGATTAGCCATCTTCCGTCTGCTCTATCTTCCGACAGCATGACCGGAATGGTAATCTTCCACTGTTCACTCATGTCTTACTGTCCTGTAGTAGACGGATTGGGCTTTGCCCCCTTAGCAGAAGCCTTGGGGGCAGTTGTTACTTTGGCCTGCTTAGCCCCTGGTGACGGAGCCGAGTTAGGCTGTACATTTGGGTCTGCTGGCTGACCGAACGGCTGTTGGCCTGGAACTGGAACCTGTGGAGGCTTCAATCCTTGTTCAGCAGCTTGTATCAG